GTTTCCCAGTCACGATCAAATGTATAATAGAGGAGGACAACAATGTCATTTGAACGTTACAACAACGGTGGTAACAACAAGTTCCCACTAACGAACTATGGTACTTCCCAAGTTCAAGACCTTGCGCAGTATGGTGCTGCGCTTGGTACTGACACACAGGATGTCAAGAAACTAGAAGTGATTCTAAAGGGTGGTAAGGTAGTGCAGTCGTCTGAGTATGACTCATCTATCGTATCGGTACTGCGTAAAGGTGTTAAGGTGGAAAGCGTCACTGTTGATGCTACAGAAACCTTTGATGCTGTAATCAACGTGGGTATTGCAAACAAAGCTGATGGTACTGGTGTTGCAGCTGCTGCTCTGTACACAGGTACACCGACAGTGGGTACATCTGAAGATGGCATCTTGCTTGCACCACTTGATGAAGTAGTCCTTGCTGACAAGTTCGTTGTAATCTCGACTACATCGACTGTTGGTACAGCTAAAGCGGTAATCACATACCGTGATGCTATCCCTGACATCGAGTAACACTAATGGGGCGTTAATTCGCCCCTTTCTTTACAAGGAGCAGCTATGACCTTACTAGATGTAGTACAACGATACTTGAACAGTACCGGAGGTTTCTTTGTAAACTCCATTGGTGATACCGAAGAGGCAGAACAGGTTGCATTCATTGCCCAAGAGGTTTATGAGCGACTGGTTGAAGACTTGCCTTATCGTCAGTTTAAGCGAAAGTGGGGACAGCTTGGCTCTGTAGGTGATGCCGACTACCCTAACTATTTACTAATCCCTGATGGCATTCAGCGTATCTCTGAAAGCGAGATTTACTACAACATTGCAATTGATGAAGATACAGCTACGATTGATTGGGCACGTATGGAATACTTGGAACCCCTTGAGTTCCTAAACCGAATCAACCGAAACTCAGACATCGACACAGCAGCACAGATTGTAAAAGACTTTAACAATATCGAGTATGTAATCACGAATGGCCGACACCCTACGTACTGTACTTCTTTTGATGGTAAGTACCTTGTGTTTGATGCATACCTCCGACAGCAAGAGACAACACTACACGCTGCAAACACTCAGATTGTTTACTTCGAGCCAGAGCAGTTCATTCTTAATGACAACTTCGTTATCCCATTGCCACCTGACATGATGCAGGGGTACATTGATATGGTGAAGGCTGAGGTATCTGAGACATTACGACAGGAATCACTCCCAAGCGCCTCTAGACGTGCAAGACAGTTCCAGATGAGGGAGAGATACAGAGGTGACAAAATTGGCAACCAGACGAGACGTAACAGACCGTACGGACGTGGCAGAAAAGCCCAAGTCAAGACGAAGTGGAGCCGCAACTAAGGAACTGGAGATTGTCCGAGCTAAAGATGGCTATGGATTGGAGATTCAGTTTGTAGGTGGTGGTCAGCTTCCGAAACCCTTGAAGGGTAAATGGCTCAATATGGGTGATGCTGAACGAGCTATCGAGATGTATAAAATTACGAAAGGTAAATAACTATGCCAAGAGCAAGAGGTACAAAACAGTACCAACCCCTTTCCCAAGGGCTGATTACAGAGGCGTCTCCTCTTGCATTTCCGCAAGGGGCAACAATTGACGAGTTGAACTTTGTGTTTGAAAAGGAAGGTGCTAAGCGTGTCAGACGTAAAGGCCTCTCCGGTTCTTTCCCAGACACACGAGGTATTGGTGGTCAGTTCTCCCTTACCTTCTGGGAAGAGCAAGAAATCTTCATTGTGTACAACACTGACGGTGTGAGTGCTAAGGTGTACTTCTTTGATAAGGATTTCCAGCTTCTAGGCGACCTAGACACGGAAGTTTCAGTAGATGTGCAGTTTACCCCTTTGAACTCTGAAATGGTCATGACGTTCGCTACAGGCGATTTAAAGCCACGTGTGTTTGTTAAGACAGATACAGCCCTTATCCAGTATGCAATCACAATCTTTGTTCGTGACTTCGAGCTTCTGGACGACGGCCTATCCATCACCGACAGACCTCCTACACTTTCCGAGGAACACCAATACAACCTATACAATGCCGGATGGTATCAAGACCGTAAGACGAAAGACAGTGGTAACACCTTGGTTGACCCTGTGGAGTATTTCAGTGAGACTATTGCAGTTAACGTATCGATTAGCAGTGCAGATTTCTCAGGGAATACAATCTCGTCTACCGATGATTCTATGCTAGCATTCGAAGATGTGGCAAACGGTACGGACATCACCATTGCTGGTGCGACAGAGCCTGCTAACAACGGTACATTCTCTAAGACAGGTTTCAATATCGACAATACCGACCCAATGCTTCCAGTGTATGAATTGATGTTGAGTGCATCATTCACTGCGGAAACGGGTGCAGCTATTGCTCTTTCGACAGGTTCAGGTGCTTACCCATCTAATGCGGATATCTCAATTCTAGGTATGACGCTAGAGAGTGCGGCTGATGGTCGTGAGATTTTCTCACCACAGAGACTGGTAGAGCAGACGTTTGGTAACTCACCAGCACCACGTGGTCACTACGTTTTCGACATCAGTGACTTCGACAGGGAAGAGCGACGAGTTAACAAGACAATTGATGGTGCAGAGGACGACACCTTGACACTAATCAACCAGACACCTATCTAGGAGCAATTATGCCGTTACCAGTTTCAGAAGACTTTAAAAACCCAGTAACAAGTTGTGCTGCTTTTGGTAGGATTTTCTACGGTGTGGGTAACAGGATTTACTTCAGTGCCGTAGTGGAGCAGGTACGACAGGTCGGTAAGTGTTATCAGCTAAATGACCCTACTTCGGAAGAGAACTCCGATATCCTTGCAACAGATGGTGGTTCATTACCTGTAGATGGGGCTGTATCCATCCTCAGACTGATTCCACTACGTACAGGGGTGGTAATCATCGCCCAGAACGGTTGTTGGTACTTAGCGGGCTCTACAGGCACTTTTACGGCTACAGAGTTCACACTGAGTAAGATTACGGATTACGGTATTACACATCCTAATTCAGCCGTACTACTTGGTACAGTGATTCTCTACTTCAGTGGCTCAGGTATCGTATCCGTAGAGGCTAACGAGTTCGACAACTTGCAAGGCCAACTTGTTACAGACACAACAATACGAACATATTACCAAGACACCTTCTCAGAGCGAAATAGATATGCAATCTTCGGTGCTTACAACTCACGAACCAAACAAGTGTGGTGGGTAGATAAGACCACTGGGAACGCTCTGGTGCTCGATACGGTGTTAGGGGCATACTACCCTCAGAAATTTGAAGGAAGACCCGTAAACAGCTACGCAGCCCCTTCTACGATTACTAACGAATACTTCCTCTGCAATGACGGTGTAGATTTCACTGTAGCAGAGCTTAATGACACAACATTCAAAGACTTCGGTATAGACACAACAGCATATCTTGAAGCTGGCCCTGAAGCCCTTGAGAGTTTCAACTTAGGGAAGAATGTGACATCCGTTGCAATTGCTTTCCAACGAACAGAACAATACATTGTAGACTTTGACTACGATACCAATGAATTTATTTACGATACACCTTCAAGTTGCATGATGAGCACACGATGGGACACTAGCACCTACTACATCAAGACATCAAGAGAACGACAGGCTTACCGCTTGAACCGTAGACGATGGCTTCCAGATAGCGTAGACTACCCACTCTCACTAGACAACCAAGGTGACAATATCGTGTTCTTTGAGGATAAGGTGCGAGGGAACGGACGAATGGTTAGTTTCCGATTCAACACTGAACCAGAGAAGGACTTGCAGATTCTTGGTTTCTCCGTAGAATACTCCATGAAAGGTAGGCAGCGATGATTACGCTTCGAGAAGAAACAAACTTACCCACTATCCTTGAGGGGATTGCACTGGGCTTACAACACTATAATGAGGTCGAGAGTAAATCGGAGACGATAGCTTACAAGCCAGACATTATGAAGTTTAAGCAACTGTTAGATTTAGGACTGCTGTTGAACGTGACAGCTAGGGATGAACAAGGCAGATTGGTAGGTTACTTCTCGATGCTAGTCACTGAAGACCTTCTCACTGGTAGCCCTACAGCTCAAGAGCTAGGGATATTCATTACGAAGAAGTATAGAGGGGGAAGTACCTTTGTAAGAATGGAGAGGATGATGAGCTCCATTCTAAAGGATAGAGGGTATAAGGAGATGAGGATTATGTTTAAGACAGGGCATAATCATGACTTACCCTTAAGGATGGGATATGAAGAGACAGAGAGGGCATATCAGAAGTTACTCTAATAGTCCTCCGGCTGGGGATTGTACTTATTATATCATGGATTCTTTATTTTGTCAAGTAAAATAAATAATTAAATTTCAAAGGAGGCACTATGGCTGCGGCTACCACCATAATCGCAGGTGCTGCATTAGCAGTTACTGCTGTAGGTACTGCTGCCTCTATCTCGCAAGGCCGTAAGGCTTCTAAGGAGCAGAAGAAAGCTCAAGAAATGCAAGCTCGCAGGGATGATTATGCAGCGAGACAAGAGCAGTTACAACAGTTAAGACAACAACAACAACAGCGTGCAAGTATTATTGCACAGGGTGCAGGCGCAGGTACATTAGGCAGTTCAGGTGTACAAGGTAGTGCAGCTAACGTTGCAACCACAGGTGCTGCAAACACCGCCTTCGTTGAGCAGATTAACCAGTACAACGCAGGTATCTCCAGTTCGCTACAGAGTGCTGCAGACGCAGGACGAAGGGCTGGTAACTATAGTGCGCTAGCAAACCTCGGTACACAAGCTTATGGTGCGACAGGTGTTACCTTTAGTGACTTCCTAAGCAAAGGTGGCGAGGCTGCCGTTTAATTTAAGGAGCAATCATGGCATTACAAACTTGGTCATCATCAGACATTAAACCTGTTGTGGACTTTCTAGGTGGCACGGCAGAAGTTGCAGACTTTCTTGCAGCAGATGATATTCAGGTTCCTCTGAGTCCTGAGTATGCTAGCGAACTCGCTACGGCTACTATGGTAGTGTCTAATGAGAACTCTGATACTCGTCAAAGCATTGAAGATAATTTGTCGGTCACAGGTAATGACCAGCGTGTTCATACTGCAACTGAAAAGAGTGCAGCACTTATGACACGTAACAAGCAACGTTCACTATTGGAGTTCGGTACACCAGAAGAGATTGCCTTGAACATGCCAGCACTGTCTACCCCTAAGAAAGGTACGGATGCCGAGCTAGTATCAAACGCAGCGTCTCAGATGGTGTTTGCCGATAACACTCCTTACGTTCGCTCGGTTGTGGAGAAGAAGGAGCTAGGTGACCGTCTTGAAGCTCTTACATCGTGGGTTGGTAAACAACGTGAATTGAATAACATCCTTAATGATTTCGAACAACGTCTATCCGATGACACTTCTTGGAAGGAGATGCTAGGTGATTTTGCAGAAGCTATTGCTCCAATTTATTCTCCAATTGCTGAACGCACTCAACGTGAGTCCCTTACAGATGGTGGCATTAAGGATTTATTGCTTCGCTCTGGCGCTACTGATGACTTGGCTTCTGCAATCCTAAATGCTCCAGAAGAACAACAGGCTCCTATGCTTCTTGCTCTTCTTGACACTATTGAACAAGGTGAAAGCCTTATCGGTAACAAGAACAGCCTGTTCACTTACGAGATTGTAGCTGACCTTCGTAACAAGATTAACGATGGTGTGGCACAGTCAGGCAAGGTGAGTAGCGCAACTATCTTGTCAGAACTTGTAGGTACAATTGATTACCTTGAGATTGGTTCTGCAAAAGCTGCCCTTAAGTTCTTGATTAATAAGGCAACTGGTAAATCGACCATTGCTACTGCGGTAGAATCTGCACTTCCTCATCGAGGTAACAAAGGTAGTCTTCTTGATGCAGTGAACCACGAGAGCAGCGATGTTGCTATGAAGTACATGGCTGTTGATGATATCGAAGGTATTGCCCGTCAACTAGGTAACACCGCTGAGGATATCATTGACCGTGTAATGCCTCGTCCACAAGGTAAGCTAGGCCAGCTTGGTCTTAAAGGTGACTTCCTTGAACGTGACCCATCAATCTTGCTTACTGACATCGAACAAAAGAGTATTGCTGGCAATGTTGCCCGTAAACTGCAGAAGTCATCTGGTAATGCTGCAGAGGCACGACTAGAGTTGTCAGAGACCTTTGCTCCAGAGACAGATGGTAGCATGGGTGGTCTGATTGTTCGTATGGGTAGTAAGGATGAGGATGGTTTCACATATGCAGAGGCATTGTCAGCTCGACACAACTTTGTAGGTGAAGCGGTTCAGCTAGTACGTCGTGAAGGTGACGGCTTTGTTCCAGCAGCAGAAGGTGACGTTGATGTGTTGCTTGAAGTTCGCCAAGAGGTGTTCTTCGACCCTAATCGATCGTGACTGGGAAAC